CCACTGATGTTTTCGGCTTTAACATCACCACTGATAGTCTGTACACTACCACCAATATTACCACACTGAATATCACCGCTTGTACCTTTAATATCGCCTGTAACATCCTTACATTCAATGTCACCACTTGTAGTACTTACATTTTTTACATTGCCATTGACTATGATCTTTTCACAGTAATCTGCATGTATTTCATCTACATCACCTTCAATTGTGATATTGACGATCTTTGTATCAGGAGTAACATCAGTTCCATTTATCGTTATCTTATTGCCATTAACATTGACTTGACTTCCGATGTACGATTTACCATTTATTATAATACTACTCATTTTCATATTTAGAAATTTATAAAGAGATATTCTTCAAACCATCTATAAAACATATGCGGTAAAACAGCATGGTTTGCAAAACCATAGAGTCCACAACTAAAAAAGTCATGCACTTCGATAATAATTGTATCATGATCTGTTACGCCAACATCAAGTGTATATGCTATTGGAGCATTACCGTGTACTTCAAATGCATTGATTATTTGTTTGATCCTTTTAATGTCAGGAAACACCGTGAAATCACCTGTGTAGTTCTGTAATCCAACCATTTTTTCTTCATACACGAAGACTCTCCATTCACTATTAATACCTCTAAGATATTCTGAAAATTGATATGCACCAACAGGTATTGGCATCGAATACTTTGTTCCCTGATTGCCATTATCATAGCATTCTATGAGTTCGGCAAATCCTTTGATCTTGTCATTGCTTTTAACAAAGAACTTTCCCACTTGGTTTTCCAAACCTAAATGATCGTCATTAAATATATATCTTCCAGCAAAGCCAAAAAGTTCTTCGGGAACATTTATTGGCATAGGCTTAAGATTATAGAAATGCATTAAAAAATCAGTGACAAATTCAACGCTACCAATTGGTATATAATTCTTATGTATTGGTTTGAATGGCATTGGGTAAATATCTGAAGGTTCAGGAATTTCATCACTGTATTCAATAAATTTAACCGAGATTTTATCCTTCTTATTATTGCGTGTCAGCCAATTCTTAAATCTAATTGATTCAAGTAATGTGAAAGCAAAATCATGTCTGATTTCACCGTTGATTTTTTGAATTAAGAATTTCATAGTACAAATATAAATATTATTTGTTAAATAACAATACCTTTATCAGAATTTGATGTATATACATTGGAAATACTCAGCCAATGCCCGATCTCTTTTGGTGTCAGGCTTAATAATTTGTCTTCAAATGTAGTAATTGGCACTCTTTCACCAACCTGATCCATACAGGTAATCACTAAGTTCTTTTTCATTGCATCAAGACGATAGTACCTATCGCAACTTAATGCGTAACTCAGTAAGTCCAAGTCCAATACGGACTTTCGAAAGATGCCTTGTGCACCAGTATCAACATTTGTTTCTTCGCATAATGCATTAATTAATGACATTACTTTAGGACACATATTCTGTTCATAATATTCGTATTTGGAGATTTCCTTTGCTTTGAATTTTTTACGTAAGAAATTAGTTACTATACGATGAATAGGTTTTTTATTGGATTTATATATAATATCGTCAAATTTCTCTTTATAAAAGAGTTCTGAATTATATACTCCATCTAAATCCAAAAATATGCAATTCCGAAATTTATTGAGTTGTGCTTCCATTCCACATCAAAATAAATTATATTCAGTTGAACCTGTCAGCATATTCTTCGAATGTTTCAATTGTTACTTCGCCACAATAGTTTTCATAGAGTTTTTGGAGTTCTTTGCGGAAGTCTTCAAGTTCCTGTTGGTTGTCAAAATAAAAATCACCACTGAGTTCCCATCGGGAATCGAAGATTCCGACAGACGGATCACCTTTAAATATAATATTGAACCCTTTGGTCTTTATTATTTTTTTGATGTTTTCTAAGCCTTTACCTTCGTTTTCCATGATTGTTTTTCTGCATTATACGATAAACAATTGATAATGTTACAAAAGTATATGAAATAATTTTATCATGCAAATGTTTTGATAATTAAATTATATTGCGTAATATTGCATCTTAAAATATTTATACCATGTTAAAATTTAAAGAACATCTTGAAGACAATCTCAAAACTGCAGAACATGCATATGATGATGCTTTTAATCGCCATATTGAAGCAAATGAAAGATTAAAAAAACTTACTGAGGAAGTTAATAGACACAAGTGGGATATGGATTGTGCGGAGAAAGATATAGTATATTATCAGGAATTATTAAATGATTTAAATGAAAAATGATAGTATTAAAAATAAATGATCCTGCACCATTAATAGTAATTGGCATAATGATATTTTCGCCAATAATTGTATTTGGGTATTTTCATTTACTAAACAATGGTTTTTTTGATAAATTTAAAAGAAAAAAGTAAATCTTTCATGACTTTAATGAAGACTCGCAGTATTTATCTGAAAATCTTCAAATATGTATATATATAAAATTACAAATAAAATTAACAATAAGATTTACATCGGTAAACGAATATCGAAAAGAAAAAAATATTGGGGTTCTGGAACATTAATAAAACAAGCAATAAAAAAATATGGTGAGAATAACTTTATTTTCGAAATTATTGAAAACTGTGAGAATGAAAAAATGTTGTCTGAGCGTGAAATCTTTTGGATTAAGCATTTTGATTCAAGAAATAGAATTGTTGGATATAATCTTGCAGAAGGTGGAGAAGGAAATAATACAAGTAAATATTGGTTGAAACGAGAATTTAGTGATGAGCATAAGAAAAACATATCTTTACATCATGCGGATATTAGCGGTGAAAAAAATCCAATGTTTGGAAAAACACATACTGAAACAGTAAAAGAGAATTTACGCAAAATGAAAACCGGATTTAAATATTCTAATGAAACTAAATTAAGTCACTCAAAAAGAACGAAAGGCGTTAATAATCCAAATTCTAAATTAACTGATTTAATAGTATTAAATATAAGGAAAGAATATAATGATGGAACATGCACAAATGACCTCGCAAAAAAATATGGTGTAAATAAACCATGCATTTGGAAAATAGTACACAATTACACTTGGAAACACTTAATTTAATATCATGATTATGAGTGAATTAATATTTAAAAATTTAAGAGAAATTGCATGTAAACAATATAATGACGCAAATTGTAGGTACGATAATAATGAATATATATATCATATTGATATGGTTATTAATTTTTTAACTAAATATATTTTAGTATTTAAAAATTCTAAAGACGCTGAAAATACTCTTATTGCTGCACTTTATCATGATAGTATTGAGGATGCAAAACAATCATATAATGATATATTAGAGATTATCGGTAAAGACGCTGCCGATATTGTATTAGCAGTAACTGACGTATCAGCAGAAAATCGCCTGATGAAACATTTGCTTACAATGGGTAAGACTGTAATGAATTATCGTGCAATCATACTTAAAATGTGCGATATTCTCGCTAATGCTATGTATAGCAAATCACATGGAAGTTCAATGTATAAAAAATACGTTGAAGAATATGCATATCGCAAACCTATATTTAAGAAAGCACTTGCATGGTATAAGCATGAACTTAATCAGGATATACTGAAAGAATTATGGGATGAATTAGATAAAATACATACAATATAATGGAAACAACAGTAATAAAAGACAACACGCAGGCATTAGCATTACGTGAAAGAGTAAATCGTCTTAAACGTAGACGTGAAAAACTTGATAGAGAAATTCAAGATAAGATTGAAGAAATGCATGTTGCATGTATTCATAATGAATATACAACCGAAGATAAATATTATGAAGGTTCATATCTTGACAGATGCCAATACGTTAAGATATACACATGTAAAATCTGTGGTAAGGAACTGAAAAGAGATATTACTTATGGTGGATTCAATTAATAACTAATAAAACATGGACGCAGAAAGAAAAAAATTAGGTCACGTAATGGTTGATCTGGAAACAATGGGCAGGGACAGCAACGCTGTTATATGCTCAATAGGTGCTGTTGAATTTGACATCAATACTGGAGAATTAGGCAGAGAATACTTTGCTAAAGTCGATATTCAATCATGTCTTAAAAGAGGACTGACTGTGAATGGACCGACCATTGAATGGTGGTTAATGCAAAGTGAAAAAGCACATATTGCCGTAGTTCAAGGTGATGGTAAAAACATCGCTCAAATGCTCTATGAATTCAAAAAGTTCATTGAAGAACTTGGCAGTGAAACCGTGCAGATTTGGGGTAACGGTGTTAGTTTTGATGTCGTTATACTTACAGAAGCATATCGTGCATGTGAACTTAAAGAGCCTTGGAATTTCAGATGTGAAAGGGATGTACGTACACTTGTATCGTTTGCTCCTGAAGTTAAAGATCATTATCCCAAAATGGGAACTGAGCATCATCCAATTGATGATTGTAAATATCAAATCGGTTACTGCACTGCGATCTGGGAAAAATTAAATCGAAATGTCTGATAAAAAATATATATTACTTGATATTGACGGAGTACTTGCCACAACAACACAATATTATACAAATAAAAAGAAGTGGCATCCTATGTACGATTGTTATCGTTTTGATGAAAAATGTGTGAAAATCTTCAACCAGATCATCGAAAAGACCGATCCTATTATTATATTGTCGTCTGATTGGAAAGATCGTTATACCATTACTGTATTGAATGAAATATTTAAATGGAATGACGTTCATGCAAAAGTATCAGGAGTAACTGATTCTTCTTGGGGAATGCAATTCAGAAGTATGCAACAATTGGAAGAATGTCGTTCATTTGAAATCAATAAATATGTCAATGAAAATCAACTCACAAAATGGGTTGCAATTGATGATTTAAACTTGAAACTTTGGATACCCGAAAACTTCGTGCATTGCACCCGTGCAAATGAAGGAATAAAACAAAGTGGTGTAAAAGATAAAATTTTAAAAATATTAACATGAGTTTATTTATAGTGGACGTAGAGTCCGATGGTCCTATTATAGGAAAAAATAGTATGGTGTGCTTTGGAGTAGTGAAACTAACACCTGAGTTGGATAAGACTTTCTATGGTCAAACCAAACCAATTTCCAAAGATTATGTACTGAGTGCTCTTGAAGTCTCAGGATTTAGCCGGGAAGAACATCTGAAATTTCCTGATCCATTTATAACAATGGATGAATTTGCCAATTGGTTAAAAGAACATAGTAATGGCAAACCAATATTGATTTCCGATAATAATGGTTATGATGCCTCATGGATTAATTACTATTTTCATGTCTATCATCACGGTAATCCATTCGGCTGGAGTTCAAGAAGAATAGGAGACTTAATTTGTGGTGCAAAACATGATCTATATTATAATTGGAAACACATGCGTAAAAGTCCACATAATCATCATCCAGTTTCTGATGCGATGGGCAATGCTGAAGCATTATTAACATTTTTTAAGGAATATAATATTAAAACGCCAAATTAATTTTGCGTCATTTAATGGATTTTATTTAATGTTCATGTATTTATAACATGAACATTTTTTATTTATGAAGATTACTAACAATTTAATTGAAACACATGTCGTCAATGAATATATTAAAGGAGTAAATAATATTGAATTATCGAATAAATATGATTTACATCGAACCACAATTCAAAGAATATTATTACGTAATAATGTTACATTAAGAAAACAAAATATTACGTCTCGGAAGCATATTTTGATTAATGAAAATTATTTTAACATCATAGATACCGAAGAAAAGGGATATGTGTTAGGATTACTATATGCTGATGGATATATTAATAAAAACGGATTTGGTATTTCATTAATTGAGGGAGATAAGGAAATACTTGAAAAATTATCGATCATTTTTTATAATAAAATAGTATTAGGTTATAGAAAAGGTAAGTTAATTTCAAATAAATATTTTAATAAACCACAATATAGATTAGAAATAGTTTCTATGAAAATGAAAAATGATCTAATCGCACATGGATGTATGGAAGCAAAATCATTCAAAATAAGATTTCCTGTACTTTATAATGAAAATATATATCGTGCTTTTATTAGAGGTTATTATGATGGCGATGGATGTTTAACTATTCCGACAAAAAAAGCATCTAATGTGACACTAACAATAACCTCAAACACTAAATTTTGTAATGAATTAGCAGAATATGTTAATCGGCATCTTGATATTAATATGAAATCTGTAATTCGTTATAATAATATTGGTTGTACTCGATTAACAGGTAAATTACAAATAATAAAATTTTTGAATTGGATGTATTTAAATTCATCTATACATCTAATGCGAAAATATGATAAATACATGAAATTATGGCAAAATACGTAAAGGAAACACCGAGAATAACTGTCAAATTCATTGACGCTCTAACAGAAGAAACAATATTGGAAGTACCTGATAGAAGCTGGATGAATGTCGGTGAAATAATGACAGATACATATGCTGATTCTATAATTAAAAGCAAATTGGAAGGTAAGAAATTACCTAAAAAAGTCCTAATATTAACAGTTTGCGAATTAAATTTGGTATAATTAATAGATTTTTTGTAACATTTTGCTTCTATCATCGTATAATCAGGCAAAACTAATAATTTGATGATATGAAAAAGGTTATTTTATTCTTATTCAGTTTAGTGCTTACTTCTCAGGCATTTTCACAGGCAGAAGGATATCTTGAAAGATTCGAACAGCCTTCATTAATTACTACTAAAGTGTGGAAAATATCTGATAACCGTTGTTTTAAAGCAAATGGTGAAATATATGTTCTTGCATATGAACCATTCGAATCTGATCTTACGAAAAATATCAGAGATAAGGACTTATATCTATATCGTAAGGATAGTACATCAGTCAAAGGTTGGGTAAAAGCATCATTACTTATCAGGCACGATTATTTTCATTGGAGTAATGGTTATCCTGATTCTTTACAAGCATTGGATGCACACGTTAGGAGAACTGATGAAGAATGTTATGGCTCAATTAAAATTGAACTTAACGGTATTGTTACCATTGAACTTAAGACGCTTGTTTGGAAGAAAGGTGAACCAATAATTCATGATGAATATTCAATATTGACCTTATATCCAAGGGGTAAAGACTATAATTTTATCCTTAAAATAAAATGATAATTGTAACTCCGTACATCAATACATTGGGCAGTGAGAGATATAAAAATTTTCTCACTGTTCCATTTACAGTGGACATGTTATTTCCTGTGCTTGAAAAGTCCTGCGATACGATCTTCGATGGTTGGCGGGGTAAAAATATGGGTACTTGGTATAAGTTCAACAATGACGATAAAATTACTTTGGAGTTCTTTGTGGATTACTATTCAATTGGTAAAGAAGCCAATTCATTCAAAGCAAATGCTCGTGTAAGCCATAAAATGCCGTTTCCACGTGATATTAATGACTTCATTAACGACATGGATAGATTTGCAATAAAATTGTATTGGACACTGTGGATTGATCAAAATTTTGAGCCAAAAGAGTATCTTGAAACAGAGCAAATAAGAAATTATTTTGTTGATCTTTTGGGTAAGTTAGGCAAGTCCAATGAATTACAATAAAATTTGTTTTTTAAATATATAATGCTTAAATTTGTCAGTTATGAATAAAGCCGAAAAGGATGTTTGGAACAATTTAACGTTCAAAACACAAGGGTATAGAAAGAATTTCGATTTGGTTAATGAGAATGATAATATCATTACTGAATACAATGGCACTATATCTGAACTGAAAATTGCTGAAAACGTTCCACCGAAGGTTATTGGAGAGTTTGGTTTATCAACAATAAACACGGGTTTGGCTGAAATAATGAATGTTGATCTTCTTAAATTGCTTAAAGCGCATAGAAAAGAAAACACTTACGGAGAACTAATAGAACTTATCGAGCAGAAAAAATTAAGAATTGATGTTTGCAGTAAAGTAGTTTTAATACATGGTTTGGTTGTCAGTCCTGACTACAGGAAACTTGGTGTTACAGAAGAGTTCATTGAATATGTTTATCGAGATTATCACGCTGAGAATGTAGCGGTTATTGCATTAGTTATGCCAGTTCAGGATAACTTTTATGATGCTGAACACTATTTTAAAATAAAAAACATTAGGGTTTATCATCAAATGCTTTTAATTAACGATTTTGACATTGTTCCAGCAATGGAATATTATGGATTGAATCATTTACTGAAAAAGAAGGACAAGGAAACTAATGAATATAAATTATTTGCAGTTGCTAACAGATGCGGATTTCAGAGAATTGGTGAAAATCATTTATTTATGCTCAATCCGGATATAGTTATCAACAGGATCAAAGAAAAATTATTATGAGTAGAAAAAAGAAAAAATTCAGAAAACTTGATGAAGGTTATTATCATGAAGCACTTGATAGATCATATATCGTTGCTAATATGGTAGATGAATACTTATTTGAACATCCTGTAATCAAAAAACATAAAGAATTAAAAAAAAGAATCAAGAAAGCCAGGAAACTTTTACTCGAATCATATCAACTTATTGGTGGTTTAGAGTTCAAAAAATTTCCAGACCCTGCACAACAGGCTGATAAGAAGTAGTTTGACGTTTAATTGATTTCTGAGTATTTATAACTACCAAATAATGAATTATAAAAATACTATATTGACAACTATTAAAGATAAAATACCTTTGATTCGAAGTACTCAAAATTCTCTCGATTTGAGCATGTCAACTCTTACGATACCCGAAAAAACACAGTTTTTCGGGCATTTTGGTCTAAAATCCCTACTATTTTCAGGGAAAATCCAAAATTTATTACCGAGTAACAACTTGATTTTCAATAAATAAGATTATTAAAACCGAAGTTATGAAAAAAATTATTTTAACATTATTATTTCTTTTTGCAGTTTTTTCACTTAGCAATATTAGTATTGGTAATGCCGAATCAAACGCCAAAAATGGTGTA